CTGAACACCGGGTTCTGCGCCGACTGGGAAACCGGCAGCAGCAGGTTCCCGCGGGAGAACGACAACTGGTTCCCCGACGTATCCGTCAGGGTGAAGTACATGGACGTGCCGTGGATCTTGCCGTGGTACTCCAGGTTCGCGTAGTACCGGGAGCCGAGGCCGAACCACATCTGCAGGCTCGTCATCCCCGTCAGGTTCAGCGGGGAAGAGAACGACGACCCGTAGCTGAACTCCGTTTCCTGGCCGCCCGGGTCACCGAACCTGTCGGGGTCCCAGCAGGCGGTGAACGGGCCGACAACGCACTGCGTGCTCTGGAACGCCTGCACGCTGGAGATCGCCGAGAAACTGTCGAGCACCACCGGGGCCGGAGGCGGGGCCACGGCGGGAGATGTGGGGACGGGAGCGGAGAAGCTGACCTGCGTCTGCGTGTCGCTCCGGCCGTAGGGGAGCGCCGGGATCGTAAGCTCAACTTGCATCCCGATCAACTGGCGCTCGACACGCGTGTTGAAGATCGGGACCGTGGGCTGGGCGCGGAAGCAGTCGAATACGAGCGGCAGCGGGGTGTTGCCCGGGTTGCCCGCCGTGGCGTCGCGGGTCCAGACGGCGGTGAAGTAGTCCTGGTCAATGGTCGCTTGCAAAACCTCGCGGGCAGCCGCGAGACATTGACGAGTTGGTGCGGTGATCCACACCGGGAGCTTGATCGTGCGGTTACTGGCACGGCGGCCGAACGGGCGCTCCCCGTCTAGCAGGAGCGAGGCGACAAAGTCCGTGGTCGGCTGCGGGGCGCCCGGATCTGCATTTTGCTGCAAGGCAAATTTTGCGCCCGGGCAGAGCGGATTGGCGGAATAGACGCCACCGCCCAAAAGCTCGACTTGATTGCCCAGCACCAAACTGTCAAATCCCATCAGGCACCGCCTGCCTGATGGAAGCCGAAATTGCGAGCGAATATGCTAGAATGGGCTGGAATGTTATGGCGGGCCGGACGGTGCTATCAACACCGCGACCCGGCCCTGACCGCCACGACCTACTGAGGAGGCCGCAATGGCTAAGGGTGAGTCTTTCATGTCCGGCGACGCGCCGGAGAACTGGCTCCCGGTCGTCGGCTGGGAAGAGCACTACATGGTCAGCGACCTGGGGAATATCCGCAGTTTCCACAAGGGTGGCAGGCCGCGCCTGCACGGAGACTGTCTCGCACCCAGTCCATCCGCCCTCTCTAGTGAAGGACGTCTCACGGTCGCGCTGTACAGGAAGGGCGAGCGTAAGACCGTGTACGTTCACCGTCTTGTCCTTGAGGCCTTCGTGGGCCCGTGCCCAGAGGGCTGCGAGGCGCTCCACGGACCAGGGGGCCCGCTCAGCAACTGCCTCGGTAACTTGTCTTGGGGTAGCCGCTCGCAGAACCAGGGGCCTGACAGGCTGCGGGACGGTACGAGCCTCCGCGGCCGATCGCGCAGAGCGAAGTTCAGCGATGCCATAGTGCTGGAGTGCCGACACAGGTATGCGGCGGGGGAAACGCAACTGGCGCTCGCTGCCGAATTCGGCATAAAGCCATCCTCGATGAGCGCGGTTATCACTGGCGCGCACTATGCATCGCTTCCTGGCGCGGTAACCGGCTTGGAGGATAGCCATAAGGCTCGCGGCGGAGCGCACCCCGGCGCGAAGCTCACAGCGGCGATCGTCCTGGAGTGCCGCGCCAGGAATGCGAACGGCGAGTCCATGTACGACCTGGCGGAGGAGTTCGGCGTAAAGCAGCCGGCCATGCATGCGGCGATTCGCGGCAGGAACTGGAAGCACATTTAGCGTCATCGCGGGTACCTACTGCGAAATGACGCCGCAGACGCTGCCCCGTTGATCGCCCCGCCGACATGGGCGCCCACGCCTGCCGGGACCTGCTCGGTGGCCCGGATCAGCTTGTCCAGCCGGGCTATGACGTCGTCGAACGAGGCTCCGCCGCCGCCCTGCGTGCCGCCGACCGGGGTGACCATCTCGCTGCCGCGCTCGCCGAGGACGTAGCCGCGGCCCGAGTTCAGGCCGCGGCCGATAACCGGCTCGCTAATAACACCGCCATTCCCGTACCAGCCGAACTGCTGCTCATGCAATTCGGCGTTAATCGGGTCGCCATAGCGAGAACTGATATAATTTAGCATTCCGGTAATTTGGCCGGATGCCGTTGTTGAATTACCGCCGTACTGCGCGTATTCACTTGGCCCGTTAATGAATTGCGCAAGGCCGTACGCGCCGCTGCTCGGGTTAGTCGCCGTCATGTTGAACCCGGCCTCGCGGGACTCGACCGCGAACAGCGCGGTCAGTTCCGCGCCGGTCCAGCCCTTCGCCGCGGCCATCGACTGCATCATTGCCTGGATGACCCCGCCACTGGCCCCGCCCGAGCTGGTGAAGGCGGCAGCGGAGGCCGCCGCGGCTGCCGCAGCCGCAGCCGCGGCGGCGGCGACCTTCGCCTTCATGTCGGCGATCATCAGCGCCGCATCCGTGCCCTCAGCTGACTTCGCCGCCGACGCCATCGCGTTGCCCATCCAGTCAGGTGCGGACAGGATCGAGGAGATGTCGATCGGTCCCCCGGCGGCGAGTTTCCGCGCGTTCACGCTCTCCATGAACGGCAGGCCGTACTGGGCGACGGCGGAGGCCTGCATGACGTACTCGCCGTTGCTGGCCCAGACGGGCACCCGGTCGTCTGTCGGGCCGCCGGGCCCGGTGACGGGACCGCCCGCGGCGTGGAATTCCAGGAGGCCGGTTGAGGCGTTCTTGATGTTCTGCTCGGCGAACGTGATCGTCCCGGAGCCGGAGCCGACGACGCCGACGCCGACCGTCTTGCCCTGCAGGCTGTTGATGACCGCCTGCAGGTCGGTGACCGGCTTGCTGTCCGAGGTCGGCCGGATGATCAGTTTGTTCGCCGCGGCGATTTCCCCCGGGGTCAGCCCGATCCGCGTCAGCAGCGCGTCGACGTCCGCCGTATTCGACCCGGGTTTGACTACCAGCGCGTTGACGCCGGCGATCTGCCCCGGGGTCAGCCCGATCCGGGCCAGCAGCGCGTCGACCTTGCTGGTGTCCGACTGGGGGAAGACGACCAGCTTGTTGACCGCCGCTATCTGCGGGGGGGTCAGCCCGATTTCCCTCAGCAGCTTGTCAACGTCCGCCAAACTCGACCCGGGCTTCAGGATCTGCTTGTTTACCAGGTCGATTTCCCCGGGGGTCAGGCTGATTTTTGCCAGTAGCGTGTCCACGTTCGTCGTGCTGCTCTTAGGCGTGACAATCAGCTTGTTGATGGCGAGGATGTCCGACTGGCTGGCGCCGAGAGAGTAGAGCAGCGCGTCCAGGGCGCCGACGTCCGACCCGGGCCTGGCCTTGAGCTTGTTGATCGCGCCGATGCTGGACTGGGTGAAGCCCAGCTTGGCGAGCAGGGCGTCCAGCGGCCCGGTATCGACGTTGACCTTCAGGGTCGTATTGGTGCCGGTCCCGGCGAGCACGGCCGGCAGCGCCGCGCCCTGCTTCGGCGCCCCGCTGGGCGAGATAGGGTTCGCGGCAGCCGCGCCCTGGTTGAACAGGCTGCTGAACTGCTTCTCGGCCAGGTAGGTGCCGATCGCCGCGGCAGCCGCCAGCCCGAGCGTCGTGCCGAGGCCCGCCGCGCCGAAGGCTGTCGCCGCCTCCGCCCCCCCGGCCGCCTCCGCCGCGCCGACCTCGGCCCCGGCCCCGGCCCCGCCCGCTGCCATCGCCGCCCGGATCTCCGCCGCGGCCTGCGCGCCGCCCGAGACGAGCGCCGCTTCCATCTCCGCTGCCGCTGCCGATCCGGACCCGATCTGGATCACGCCGCCGGTCAGCCAGCTGGCTACCTTCCCGATGAACTGCACGCCGACCTTGAGCACGCCGAGCTTGCTGAGCAGCAGCAGCGCCCCCGCCACCTCAGCGAGCGGCCCCGCGATGCCCTTGGGGAGATTGCCGACCAGGCCGAGGAAGTCAGAAATCACCTTGATTTCCAGCGCGCCGCCGCTGCTCAGGCCGGGGAGCAGCGCCCCGAGGGCCTTCCCGAGGTTCTGCAGCAGCTGGCCGGTGACCGGGCCGTTATCGTGGAACCACTGCATGAACTTGGTGATGTCCTGCGAGGCCTGCGCGGACTGGCTCCAGTTCAGGACGTTCTGGCCGAGGTTGCCGATGCCGTTGGACGCCAGGGTGATCAGCGGGGTGAACTTGGGCAGCAGGATGATGAACGCGTCGAAGAAGTCGATGAGCGCGCTGCCCGTGGTCAGTACCGCGTACGATCCCTGGTTGGCGATGAAGTTGCGGAACGTGGTGAACGCCGGGGACGTGACCACGTTGTTCATCATGGTCCCGAGGTCGCCGATGACCGGCGCGACCTTGGCGATAACGGGGGCGAGGTCACCCGTCAGGCTCGTGACGGACTGCAGCCACGGCTGCAGCGCCCCGGCTACGACGGGCGTCTGCGCGGCCTGCACGTTCTGCCATGCCTGCGACATGTCCCCGAGTTGCCTTGACAGGGCGACCTGCGCGGGGGACAGGTTGGCGTACGCCTTGCCGATGGCGACCTGCTCGGCCTTGTAGGCGGTGGCCTGCTTGGTTCCGTTGGCAATCGCGACGTTGTAGTTGTCCTGCGCGGCCTGGACGGCCTGCTGCGCGGTGTTCGCGGCGGTCAGGACCGGCTTGGCGACTGCCCCGAACGCGGCCAGGGCGCCCGCGCCGGCGACGAACGCGCCGCCCAGGCCGGCTGCGGCGCCGGCGGCCTCGCCGAGCAGGGTGGTCATGGCGGGCAGCCCCAGGAGCGCCGGGCCCAGCCACGCCGGGCCCGATTTACTTTTCAGCTGGTCGCTGAGCTTGGTCAGCTTCTTGCTGAGGTCGTCGGCTTCCTTGGAAGCACCGGAGGTGTCGGCCTTGACCTTGACCGTCTCGGTTTTGCGGCCGAGCGCGTCAGCTTTCAGCGCGGTCTTGTCAAGGTCAGCGTCAGCCTCGGCGGCGTCCGCCTTGACCTTGACCGAGACGAACCTGCCGAGCTTGTCCCTGGCCGCGGCGACCTTGCCGAGTTCGGCGTTCGCCTGGGATGCGTCCACCTTGACCTTGTCCTCGGTGACGATCGTCCCGCCGGAGGTCGGCAGCCCGGTGACGTTGACCCGGTCCTGGGTGGTGATGCTGTTGTCCGACGGGAGCCCGACGGTGTTGACCCGGTCGGTCGTCGTGATGTTGCTCGCGTTGGACTGGGCGGTCCCGGTGTTTCCGCCGAGCACCTGCGAGACGGGGCCCTGGCCGCTGGCCGGTCCCGCGGTGCCGCCGCCGCCCGGCTGGCCGGTGATCTTGCCGAGGAGGCCCTGCTGCGCCGCCTGCGACGCTGAGGGGGCGCCGGTCACCGGGTGCGGGGAGAACAGGGCGTTCAGGCTGCCGAGGACCGAGCCTTGCGGCGAGCTCCGCAGGCGCGACATGGCGTCTTTGCTGATCTGGTTGTCTAGCTGCGCGAACTGCTGCCGCGCCCTTGACAGGCTCGCCGAGTCGAAGACGGCCGAGAGCTTGACCTCGTGCCGGTCAGACTCGAACTTCTTGACCCTGGCTTCTGCCGCGTCAAGGGCCCGGTCGAACTGGGAGGGGTCGATAGTGAGCTTCGATTCGACCGCACCGGCATCGAAAGCCATCTATGTCACCGCCTCCCTCACGTCCTTCGCCTCGCTGCCGGGTTCGCCTCCAGCTCCGCTCGCATCGCGTCCAGGTCGATCACCGCGACCCCGGCGGCCACCTGCCTGGTCACTGGGCCCGCACCCGCCGCCGGCGCCTGCTCGACCCGGAACGGGATGTCCTCCTCATTGCTCAGCCCGTCGAGGTACATCTCGCGGAGGTCCCAGCTCAGGGCGTCCCACTCGTCCGGGGACAGGCGCAGCCAGCGGCGGGCGGCGTAGAGGATTACCCGGCGGCTACGGACCGCAGGGTCCTCGCCTGCGAGCTCCCACCGCCGGGTGCGGCTTCCGGGGACATCACCTCTTTCTGCACCCAGGCGCAGAACATGGCGCGGATCCGCGGGGGAAGGCCGAGGATGTCGTCCCTGGACGGGTCGTTCGAGCACAGGGCGGCGACCAGGGCGGCCACCTCGGTGTTGAGCCTCAGCACCACCTCGGTGTCCAGTTCCGCCGTGGCGTCGAGGACCGCGCCGATATCCGGGTTGCCGCCGGCGACCAGCGCGTCAGGGAGCTGGCCGCGGTAGTCCTTCACTATCTGCTGGTAGCCGGCGAGGTAGTCCGCGATCTGCCGGTCGTTCGGCTCGCGGATCGTGCCCGCCTTGTCCACGTGCGGGCGAAGGCTGTAGTCGAGCGGCTCGACCACGCTCGCCGCGTCAAAACCTGCCATGTGCTCTCCTGTGCTCCTGACCTGCTAAGACGTCGCCACGGCGGTCAACTGGGTGAAGCTGATTGACCCGAACGGGCAGATGGCACTCAGCGTGAGCGGGTAGAGGCGCTGCTGCGCGGCACGGCGGAACGCGGTCTGCACCTGCCCGGCTGAGACGACCACCGGGACGTACAGGACCGTCGCGAACCCGTACACGTTCTTGGCGATCAGCACGGCGCTGAGCGTGGCGAAAGTGGTCGACAGCGTGAGCACGCTCTTGCCGGGCTGGCCCGCCCCGGCTGGGGTGGTGGCGACCGAGCCGCTGTTGCCGTAGGCGAGGTTGATGTTCGCGAGCGTCTCTTCGGACAGGTTCGCGGTGAACTGCAGGTCAGCGGTGTTGACCGCGACGCCGACGGGGGTCGGCTGCTCCTCGATGTTGATGTTCTGGGTTGTGGGATTGTAGGTTTGCGTGACACCTGCTTCAGTCGCTCCCACGTACGACCAGCCGAGCCCGAGCCACGACGACCCGACGCCGAGGTTCGCGTCGGACGGCACTGTCGCGCCCACGCCAGGCGACGGGTTAGGCGCGGTGAGCAGGATGCCGGTGCCGAATAGCACGTCAACGGTGCCGTAGGCGGGCGGCGCGTAGGTCAGGCTAGGCACCTGGTGCCTCCTCGATCTTGACGCCCGCGTCGGCCGCCGCGGTCATCAGCTGCGTCAGCGCGCCGGCAGGCACGGGGGTGTACTCGCGGCTCACGGTCACGCCGCCGCGGGTGAACGAGTCGTGAGGTTCCGCGACACGGACGCGCACCGTGCCCTCGGGAAGCGGCAGCGCGGCCTCAGCCTCGGCGAGCTGCGCGCGGAGCTTCCCGATGCGGTCGCGGGCGGTGTCCGGCGGCGGCGGGACGGGCGGCTGCTTCCCGCCCGGCACGGCTGGCTGCTCTGTCATGGCCCGGCCTCCTAGTACAGCCCGTAGGCGCGCAGCGCCAGGGTCGTCGTCGTCGTGAAGTCGATGACGACGCAGCCCTGCGCGGCCGCGGTCAGCGCCGTGGTGTTGATCGCCCCCGAGTAGGTCACCCCGGTCGGGTTGACCTGCGCGTAGGTGGCCACGTCCCACGGCCCCAGCCACCCGGATGAGCTCGCGGCGATCGTGTACTGCCGGATGGTGGCGGGCAGTACCTGGCCGGTGCTGCCGACCGTCGCCCCGATCAGCACCTGCGTGACCCCGCCGAGGGTGGCCCCGCAGGCGTACGCGAGGACGACGTTCGGGGCAGTGAGCGGGATCATCACGCCGAGCTGGCCCGACCAGGCGGTGACGGTCCCGGTCCCGGTGTCGTAGCCCGCCGTCCCCGAGGCGAGCCAGGTGCTCCCGGCGGCGCCCTGGCTGAGCGGGATGGGGTTGAGGGTTACCCGTGCTCCTGTGGCCATAGGTCAGCCGCCTCCGGTGGTGATGATGTAGTTGGCCGTGTACTCGAAGCGGCGGTCGGACGGGTCAAGGGGAAGGGGCGACGGGGGCGAGCCGAGGCGCTGCACGTTCAGCACCGGCACCCCGTCCACGAGCACGGGCTGCGGGCCGCGCAGGATCACGTAGTCGAGGAGCTGAGCCGCCGCCTGCGCGCCAAGCGGATCGTCCGAGTTACCCCGGAGCCGCGCCTGGAACGACCAGCCGTCCACGCCCGCCTCGTCCGTCGCGTACCCCGGCCCTCCAGACGGCGTAATGAACACCGCCTTGTCCGGCATAGCGAGGACCTCCGAGCCCGGCAGGAGCGGATATCCCGTCTCCTGTGTCGTGTCCCAGCCAGCCAGCGTGAGCCAGTCGATGATCACGGTCACACGCGGCGTGAGGATGACGGCGGGCATGGTCATAGCCGGCCTCGCAGGGCGTGCGGCTCGTTACGGCCGGGGATGCGGATGACCTTGCCATGCTTGGTGAAGTAGACGCTGAGGCCTTCGGCGAGCCGCATGCGGAGGATGGCGCGGCTCTTGGCCTTCAGTTCCTGCGCGGTGAGCCGGGCGGCCTTCGGGGCGCGGTCGTAGACGGTGCGCTCCCCGAGGGTCACCTTCGGGTGCCCGCTGGACTTGAGGTCGCCCCACTCGCGCGGCGCGGTGATCTCAACCTCGTCGGAGAGATGCTCCATCGACCGGCGCATCGCGGGCTGCCCGCCGTCGCGCAGGACCGTCCGCGCGTAATCGCCGAGGTAATCCCGGTAGTGGTCCATCAGCGGCTTTTCGAGGTACTTCGCCTGGCCCCCGCGAGGGTGGTGCCATTCGAGGTGCTCGTGAACTGCCTGGGCGTACCGCTGGTCGACGGTGAGCACGCCAGTCAGCCGCGCGCCCCTTCCCGTCAGGGTGCGCAGCGCGTCAATCCGCTCAGCGAATGTCGATGTCATCAGCCTTGATAGACCGCCGAATCGCCGAAGAGGCCAGCGGTGCGGGCCGTGTAAAAGGGCGAGTCTGCTTCGAGGCCGCCCGTCATCGGATCGATGCGGGTGTTCGAGTCTCGGCCCGTGAAGACGGCTGGTATCCGATTTATGACGGTGCCAGTCTGGTCTCCGACGCCGGGGGCGACGCCGACCCCGAGGTCGACCTTGCCGTCGCGAACGTCGCGGAGAAGCTGCATGGCGTTGAGGTAGGCGATGTAAGCCGGGTGGTCCGCCGGCATGGCCTTGCCCTTGAGGTACGTCTTCCAGGCCCAGAAGCAGGCAAGGTCAAGCGTCAGGTCGTGCAGGATCGGCGGCGGGTCTGCCTGCGGGACCGAGCTGTCGTAGATATTGCCCGCGTACACCGAAACCCTGTTACTGGAGGAGTACAGGGCGAGGGTGAGCTGCTCGTCGTTGAGCTGCGCGGGAGTGCCGGTGCCGGAGTCGGTGCTGGACAGCTCAAGGCGCAGGTCCGCGACCGAGGCGTAGAGGGTTCCGGAGGCTACGGGTGTCATCACGGGACCGCCCCCGACAGCACCCAGGCGGCGAACGCGCCGAACGCCCACGGCCACTCGGTGATCCCTGCGAGCGGGTGGCCCCCGGCCGCGAACGCCGCGAGAACGAAGAGGATCGTCCCGGTGACGAGCAGGATCCGGGACAGGTACCAGGGGCCGTAGACCGGGCGCGGCTGCGGGTTCGGTGCGGTCACTGGCCACCGTCCTTGCTGTCGCTGCCGGCCTTCGCCGTGGCACGGGGCTTAGCCGGGGCAGGCTCGGGCTTCTCTTCCGCCGCGGCCTCCTCCGCTGCTGGCGCGGACCCGGGAAGCGGGACGAGGTACTCGCGGCCGATAGCGCGCTCTAGCGGGGAACCCGGCAGCACGTCGATCTGCTGGCCCTTGGGAAGGCGCTGGGTCACCCCGTCCCAGGTGATCCACCGGTCCTCGGTGACGATGCGCGGGTTGGCGGCCATCAGTTGCTCACGCAGGCCTTGTCGAGATTCGTGCCGTCGCCGCGCTGAGCCTCGGGGATGACGCCGGACAGGTTGCCGGATCCGCCGTACGCGGCCTCAAGCGCCGATCCGGGGACGACGTCAGCGACCGTCCCGTGCCGCGTGAAGGTGGCCCGAGACGCGCCATTCGCGTGCGGGTCCCAGCTCACGGCGGTATCCGTGAGCACGCGGCGCGGGAACTGTGACATTAGTTACTGACCCCGGTCGCGAAGTTCGCCGAGCCGGTTGCCCCGTGCTGCGCGTACGGGAGGCTGTTGGCGGCCGAGTAGCCGGAGACCCCGGTCGGGGCGATGGTCGAGTTCGACGCGTAGACGGTCCCGAGTGAGTCAAGGAGGTCGAGGTTGAAGTAGTTCATCCACGCCCACACCGGGGCCGCGCTGTACGTGAGGGTGATCGACCCCGCGTTCGGGACCATCACCTGAGCGGGGGTGGTCGTGCCCCGGTCCGTCCCGTTGACCGCGATGTGGGTGACGGTGCCCCCCGTGAGGATGACGCTGATGTCCTGCCCGGTCGTGTTCGCCACGGCGGTCAGCGACGCGGGAACGGCCGGGGTGAACGTCGACCAGTACCAGACGGGAACCACCGAGTAGGTGACGCTGATCGTCTGCCCGTTCGCGACCGTGGCCGTGAAGTTCGTCGCGGTTGCCACCTGCGTGCCGCCCGCGGGGACGTTGACGCTTGTGACGGTGCCGCCGGTGATCGTCACCTGCGCGGTCTGGCCGGAGTTGTTGGTGTAGGCGACCGTGCTGGCCGGGACTACTGGCTGCTGTAGCATTGCGTAACTCCCTAGTTACTCAGCGCGGCATGACCCACGTTGTCCTGGCCGTCGACGAACGCGCGCAGGACGCTCGCGCCGTTGAGGATGGCGTACAGCGGCCCGGCGCTGTCGAGCACGATCGCGGTACCGGGCAGGAAGGCCTGCGGGTAGAGGCTGTAGCCCGCGCTCACGTCGCCGGACCCGTAGCCCGCCACGCCGCCGGTCGCCGGCTCCCCGGCCGTGGCCGTGGCCAGCGTTCCCGCCGCCGTGGTGTACAGGGCGGTGATCACGTACCTGCCAATCGCCATGCCTCACCGCCTCCTCTCAGTACGCCGTCGCCGGGACTACCTGGACGCTGGAATGCGCCGGGGCCACCTGGGCGACGGTCACCAGGACGGCCGAGTTGTGCGCCGAGTTCAGGCTGTTCACGGGCACGCTCGGCGCCGTCGGGGCGCCGCTGACCGTCACCACGTCGGACGTGCCGGCGGGGTCGACGATGAGCACCTGGCCCTGCGCGAACGCGGTGTTGGTGCCCGTCGGCGCGAACGTGAGCGCCGTCCCGCCCGCGGCAACCGACGCGCTGATAGCCGGCAGCGCCCACGCCCACGTCGGCGCTACGGAGTAGGTGATGCTGATCGTGCCGCCGACGGGAACCAGGTAGGTGCCCGCCGTGGTGCCCGCCTGGACGGCGTTGACGAAGACGAAGGTCAGCGTCCCGGCTGAGATCGTCACCGCGACGACCGTGCCCGTGCTGTTCGTCACCGGGACGGTGGTCAGCGGGACAGCGGGGCTGCTCACTGCCGGCGCGGCGAGGGTGAACTTCCACTCGCAGCGGGCACAGCGGAAGATCATCCCGTTCAGGTCGGTGAAGGGCGCGGCGAACCAGCAGCGGGGGCACCGCAGCTGCGGCACCTCTACCGGCTGGATAGTCGCGCCAGTGTCCGGCATGGCTAGCGCGCCGCCCTGGCACGGCGCGGGGGCAGGTCAAGGGCGTCCGGGGACGCCGGGCCGGTCAGGTGATCGTCCATCTCCGACGGCTGCGGCGACATGGCGCCCGCGGTCTCCGGCGCGCGGCCGTCCTCAAGGACACTGATCTCAGAGCTCTCCGGCGGGTCCGGCCGCGGCAGGTCGGAGCCGGGCGGGGGCATCACGGGCCGGAACAGGCGGCCGGACAGCTGGCGGGGCAGCGGCCTGCGGACAGGCTCGCGGGAGCCGCCTGGGCCGCTCAGCTTGCGGACGGCCGAGACCATGCGCCCGTCGCAGCCGGGGTCATGGCGCTCGAACTTCCGCGCCTCCTCCTCGGTCAGGTAGACCGTCTCGCCCGGCGGCACCCGGTCGGTCTGCCGGTCCGCGTCGCCCCGGCGGGGCACCGACAGCCAGGTAAGCGCCTCGTAGGGCTCGCCGACCCGGCCGGCGGGGCCGCTGGTGGCCGAGTCGCGGGCGAGCAGCTTCTTCAGGCTCTCGCGCTCGGCGGAGGACAGCGGGTCGAGGGCGGGGACCGCGGTTGCAGTAACAGGCATGTCTAGACTCCGCTCAGAAGCGCGACCGCCAAAGGCTGATCGAGTCCGATGGCCGAACTGCGCTGCGTGTCCGACCTCCAAATCTTGTTCGATTCCATCCGATAGAGCGGACCGGCCTGGAACGGGAGTTCGTCGGCATAGAACCCCGCCCGCTGCCGCTGCATGACGATCGCGTTGCCCGCGGGCACCTGCCGGCTCCACATCACGTCAAGGTTGAGCACCTTGTTCGGCATCACGCCCGTGTACTGAAGGTTCTCCGAGGCGATATCGCCGATGTAAGGCGCGGCGAAAGTGCTGCTCTGGATAAGAGTGTTCTTCGTCCCGTGATTGATGATCAGGGTGTCGGCCTCAAAGCCCAGCCACTGAGTCACGCCGGACGGGGAGACGATATTCGCATTCTCGACCAGGTAAATAGCCTGGGCGATATCGGAGCGAATTGTCGCCGACGCGGATGCCCACGGGTTCGCGACGGCGAGCGTCTGAATAGACGCGTTCGCGACTACCGCCGAGTAGAACGCGGTGTTCCAGCTGTAGACCATCGTGTTCTTGACCTGCTGCAACTGCCTCGTCACAGGGTCAACGGTCTGCCGGCGCCGCATCTCGTCGGACACCATGATCGCCATGGACCGCTCGTGCGAGAACACGACTCGCGGCACGCCGATCGAGGTCGGCACGACCGGCACCTCGCCGAATTCCGGCCTGATCTCCGGGAAATCGTCGGCGTAAAGCGGCGTGCTTTCCGAGTACCGGACAGCGCCGCTGGGAGCGGCCCCGCCCATGCGGAGCACGCTGTCCATGATGAACTCATTCTCGGTGATACTGAGGATCAGCTGAGGAATGACGAGCGGGTCCTTCAGCAGTTCCGAGACGGTATACCGCGGGGAATCGCTGTAACCTCTTGCGCCAGTGGGCATCTGCCAGTCCTCTCAGAAGACCCGGGCCCGGCCCAGGAAGTAGACCGCGCTGCCTTGGCCGCCGATCTGCTGGGTGAGCATCGCCGAGGACACGCCGCCGGGCATCGAGCAGACGCCCACGACCTGGTCCGCTGCCGGGCCCGCGCCCGCGCCCGTGACCGCGCCGCCGGTCGCGCCGATGATCAGCTTCTGGCCGAAGGTGGCCTGGCCGACGAACCAGCACCAGATGTCGTAGCCGCCGTAGTAGACGGCCGCGTAGTCGGTCAGCACCGAGATGTCGATGAGCGGCTGGCCGTAGCTGTTGGCCGCGCCGGTCTGCGTGGTAACGACGTTCGCGTCGGTGCCGGCGACGCCCAGCACCGTGGTCGCCGCCGACGTGGCGACCTTCACGGTCAGGTCGGTGGTGCCGGCGGTGGCGGTGTTCGGCATGACGAACTGGCCGCCGTAGATCAGGGTGGCAACCTGGAGGTTCGCCGGCCCCCCGGGCTTGTAATGCGGCAGGACCGCGGTCACGGGCGGGCCCCTTCCTGGTTGCGGTTGCTCACTTGAGGCCGGTCATGTTCTTGAAGCCGGCCACGTACTGCGCGCGGGACGCCTCCGCCTCTTCGCGGCCGGCGTCCTCCGGCTCGTCCCTCGGGCTGCCGAGCTCGACGTCGAGGTCGAGGAGCCGCGCCTGGCGGGCGTACTCGGACAGGACCCGGCGCATGATCGCCCCGGCGTCCACCGTCTTGCCGTTGGACAGCTCCACCGCGTGGCCCGCGCCCTCCAGCAGCGGCCGGGCCAGCTCCGTGATGTACGGGGGGACCCCGGCGTCGGCGAGGCGCCGCTTCTCGCCCTGGAAGTCCTCCTCGCGCAGCCGCGCGGTGACGACGGCCAGCTCCCGGGCGGTCTCGTCGGCCTTCGCGTTGGCCAGGTCAATCGCGAACTGGGCCTCCGCGCTCATTCCTGCGGCCACGGGCTCCCTCTCTGGTTCTGGTGCGGGGGCTTCCGTGCCTGCCTCGAACTCGGCCTCTAGCGCCGCGAGGTCGTCATCGGTCATGGCGGCGATCTGCGCGGCCAGTTCCTCGGCCTCGGCGTCGTCCGGGTCGGTTCCGGTCTCGCCGGGCGCGGTGAGCGCCTCCAGCTCGGCCGGGGTGACGACCGTGCCGCCTGCCTCGAGTGCGCTGAGGACGTCATCGGGGAGCGCCAGGAACCTGTCCAGCCGCGCCTTCTGCTCTTTGGTGAGGTCCGCCATCTCGGCGCCCCCTTCCGGGTCGGCGCCGGCGGGGTCGCTGGCGGGATCTGCTTGCTTTTCGGCGGCCTTCGCGGCTTTTCGCCCGGCCTTCGCCGCCTTGCGGGCCGCCTTGTCCGGCGGGGGCGCGGTCAGGTCCGTGAACGACTCGGCGGTCAGGTCGACGACGGTGTCCGGCACCGGGCTCGCCGCCTCGATCGCCTCCCATGCGCCGAGGCCGGGAATGCGCGGGTCCAGCGTCCCGAGGACGTGCTGCACGGCGGTCTTGAAGAACTGGCCGTCAGAGCGCGCGTAGTCCTCCACGATCCGGGCCGAGACGCCCAGCTTCGGGTTGGCCTCCAGGACCTTGCCGCCCGCTTCAGTGGTGCGAACGGTCACGTACAGGCCGTCGTCGCCCAGCTCCATCCCGGCGACTTCCCCGCGAAACCTGTCGGGGTCATTCGTATGCGTGTTGGCGCTGTCGGCAAGCTGGAAGGCGACTTGATCGTAGGCATTGCCGCGGAACGCATCGACTAGGCCGGACAGGTAGTCACGGGTGAACTTCAGCGTCCTGCCCTTGTAGTCAATGCTCCCGATCGGCAGGAGCTTCTTGCGCCACGTCTGCGCGGCCAGTTCCACTGCCGCGTCGGCACTGAAGGGGGTGAGGACGGCAGAGGTCATCTCAGGCCGCTGCCTTCGCGCCGAACTTCTCTGAGTTCTTCGCGAACGCCAGCGCGCGGGCGGCGGGGAAGCCCTTCGCGATCAGCTTCTTGTAGATCGCCCGCGCCTTCGGGCTCAGGCCGCCGGCGGCGTCCTTGTCGGTGTCACCCGTGATACTGGCGTCGTTGTCGCCGTCGTTGTCCGGGTCGTACTTCGCCTTGCCCTTGCCGGAGCCGGAACTGCCCGCCGTGGTGACCCGTGGGCCGCCCCCGGAACTGGTCGCCGGGGTGGCGAACGTGGCACTGCGCATCGCGGGGATGCCGTACTCCGCCATCAGCTCCGTCTGCTGCGGCGGTGGTTGCAGCGGCGCGTCCTGCTGCCGTCTCGCCGCGCTGGTGATGGCCCCGTTGTAGGTCCCGACGGCTTCCATGAGGGCGGCCCGCTGGCGCTCGCGGGGCTGCAGGTCCTTGCCGCCGACCGTGGCGACCCACTTGCCCTCGGGCGTCTGGCGGATGCGGGCGATCTCCGCGCCGCCGTTGCGGTGCCGCAGGATCGAGCTTCCGTCCGGCTGGCGGTACGGCCGCACGTCCACGGCCTCCCGGACCGGGTAACGGCGGGGAGCGGTCTTTCCCGTGGCGAGCTCAAGCGCCTCGCGGGTGCCGTTGGCCATGGTCGTCGCGGCGGGCGGCTTCGCGGGGACTGCAGGACTGGCCTGGTCGTCGTCGCCGGAGGCGCTGAAGCGGGCCGCTGGGCCCGAGTAGCCGCACTGCGGGCACTTGAGGGCCTGCGCCTGGCTGTCGTCTTGCGCGCCTGCGGCAAGGTCGACCTCGGGGTCGGCGTCGTTGGCGAGGGACTTGCCGGCGGACAGCTTGCCCATGCCCGCGTTGCCGTAGCGCTTGCGGCCGATGTAGGCGGCGAGGGCGTCAGGGTCCTTGGCACCTCGGGCGGCGAGGGTCGTGGACAGCTTCCTGAACCGCGCGCCGGAGCCGAGCTGTGGCGCGGCCAGGTCAAGGGACGCCGACACGTGTCCTTCCCGCCAGCGCGCCTGCTGTTGCCCACAGCGTAGCCTCTCGCACGTGCAGATGCACGCCACGAATGCACGTGCGCGCCGTTAAGATCAAAAAGCAGGGCCGGGCACGGTCAGCGCGCCGCTAGACATGTGCCCGGCCTCTCGCGTGCCCTTGCGGGATAATGGCGGCATGGAAAACGGCGCGCTGACCCACCCGCAACCGCACGAGGACATCAGGGGCACCGACCGCGAGGACGACCTGCTGTCCCTCGAAGAGGCGGCAGTTCCCCGCAGGCTGATGATGGGCGGCATGGTGAAGTGCCTCCGCGACGC